AAACTATGCGTTTGACACGACCGGATCTATCACTTTACTCGCGACAGTCGCTCAAGGAGCTTCCGTCAACCAGAGGGTCGGCAAGAAGATCAAATGGCTCTCCTTGGCATGTCGGGGTCACATGTACGGCGACACTAATGCGGCGTTCAACGACGTCGCATTGATCATCGTCTACGATCGTCGTCCTACTGGCTCCCTTCCGAACATTACCGACGTACTCGTTACAGCGACATCCTCGTCATTTAACAACGACGCGAACTCAGGCCGCTTCCAGATCCTGAAGCGGGTCGATGTCATGCTTATCGGGGCTGCTAATTCTGCGGCTACCTTTGAGGGAAACGACTCCGGTGCCATGAGTGGCGATTTCTTCCTGAACCTCAAGAACCTCCCCGGTGTCTTCAAAGCCGCCGGAACCGGGGCCATCGGCGACATTGAGCAAGGCGCTCTCTACCTGATCACCGTCGGAAACCGTGCAGCGGGAACTACCGCGGCCATTGGGACCCTTGCCTTCCGCACGCGCTTCCTCGATGTCTGAGTTCCATTCGTTTGTCTAAAAGCCTCCATACCTATCACTCTAAGAAAGTTTGCTGTGTCAGTAAGTTCAGGGCGTCGGGGAACCCCCTAAAGGGGGCCCCCCCCCTCCGCTTTTTATTCAGTTTTGTGCTCCGTTGGGTTGTGAACGTCATCAGGACTGAAGGGATACCCGAGGCTCAGCCTATTTATAGACAACCCCTTCACGGTTGCCTTGACAACGGTTGCCATGGAAACACAACCCATAACTCGCGTTTTTTGGGTCACTCCCCGGGGTACCTTATAAGCCGAGAACCGGCCATAATTGGTGTGAGTTGAATTGCATGAACGGAGTTGAAAATGCAGTCGCGAGAGAATCTACCGATCCAGGATCACGGATGGCCCCCAAGGCCTTCCGCCTCCAGGCGCGAGACGTTTTCGTCACCTACCCGAAATGTGATGTGGCAAAGGAACGACTTGAGGAACATCTGCGACGCGTTTTTAAGGACTTTGCCCAGGCCGCCATTTGTGCTGAGCGGCATGCAGATGGATCACCCCATCTACACGCAATTGTTCACCTCTCCAAGCGGTGTAACATTCACTCAGCACGTACACTGGACCTTCCTGACGGACGAGGAGGGGTATTTCACGGAAACTATTGTCCTGCCCGGAGTGCAATGGCGTCTCTCGACTACGTGGAAAAGAACGGCGATGTTCTCTATTGCGGAGGGGACATGGAAACCGTGCGGAGAGAGCTTTCATCTACCGGATCAAACAGTGCTTCATGCGAGTCAAAGAAGCGTAAATTAGGGGACGCCTTTGGTAAGCTGCTCGAAGGAGCGTCAATGGCCGAGATCCTTATGGACCCTGAACTGCAGACAACCGTGATCCATCATATGAGGAATCTCTCTGCTGCAGTGAGCGTCTGCCAGACTGCGATGCTATTGCAGAACAACTCCGTGTTCGTGACAGCCAGTGGGCCCGCTGGATCCGTGAGTGCGGATATCGCGGAATGGCTCAACCAGAATTTGTTGAAGAGTCGTTCTCTTGGCCAGCCCCAGATGTACCTTTTTGGCCCCACTGGGATTGGGAAGACCCACCTGGTGCAGCTGCTGGCCCCTTGCCTGAAGATCTTCTATCTCAATATGACTGAGGACTGGATGGACGGTTATTCTGACGATTACGACTTGGTCGTGGTCGAGGAGTTTCATTCTCAGAAGACCCTTCAGTTCATGAACCAGTTCCTCGACGGCCAGCCCATGCCCCTTCGTATCCGAAACAGTTCCTATGTCAAGCGAAAGCGCGTTCCTGTCATCATTACCAGTAACTACTCCCCCGAAGAAGTGTACCCCAAGGTGGATTTCATCCGGAAGGCTTCATTTCTACGTAGACTAAAGGTCATACACGCAACTGATCGCCTCGACGTCACGGTTCTCTCCCGGCCTAGGATACTCCCATCCGTACAACCTGCGGCCGTCCTACCAGAGCATCCAACGGCCCTGGTCGCTCCCGTGCCTGTCGAGGCTCAGGCTCCGCCAACACCTAGTAATATTAGGCCTGAGCCTGGCGGCCAGGACGGTGTTGGGGAGCCTGGTCCTTATAGGGGACGAAGTCGCACCATCTTCGTCAACGAAGAGGATGAAGAGGTCCAAGGTTCTCTGTGACGACGAGACACAGCCCGCCGTTTGGAGAAACTGGGCCGGGTTCGACCGTGAACTCGGCTATGTGGATACCACCTCAACTCTGGACGCAGATGACAGTGGTGACATCACTCTGCTCTCGACTATCCCTCAGGGTTCTTCGACCTCCCAACGTGTCGGGAAATGCGTCAAGCTTGTCTCACTTCAGGTCCGCGGTGAGTTGATAGCCAACAACATCGCGGCCGGTGGTTATAACCACTGTGAGCTCTTGATTGTGTACGACGCTATGCCCAGAGGTGCACTGCCCGCTGTCGGGGATGTCCTTGCGGCCCCGCTCCAACCGCTGTCCTTTGCTCTCGACACGAACAGCACTCGCTTCAAGATCCTGAAGCGTATTTCATTCGACCTCCTTGGCTCTCCTGCAGAGACCGCGCCGGTAAACGGCATGTCTTGGGCCAGGTCGTTCAATTTCTACTTGGACCTCGACTACCGCCCAACCATCTATAAGGCAGCCACAACAGGTGTGATCGCGGATCACGAAGAGGGGGCACTTTATGCACTCACAATTGGAAACAACACGGCTGGTACGTCAGCTGCGACCTTTACAATTCGCTTCCGGTTGCGGTACTACGACTTCTAGACAGCTCCCACCTCTGCCCCTGACAGGCTCACGGCAGGCTCGAGCTCCTTGCTAGCTTCACGCTGCTCAACTGGAGCGCCAGGGAACTTATAAAGCGAGAACAAGTTAACGAGGTGTAAGAACGAATGAGTGCGCTGGGAAAACGAAAAGCACAGTCAGACGTCAAGCTGAGGGATGCAGTCGCCACCATCGGCTCTGCATGGAAGAAGACCAAAGCGCGCCGGGAAGCTGCGGCGGCTGTGGCGCAAATTACAAGAGGGCTTAATCGTCGGGGTGTTGCGTCTCGTGAGACGGGTTTTGTAGATCTCGCTCTCGCAAACTATGCGTTTGACACGACCGGATCTATCACTTTACTCGCGACAGTCGCTCAAGGAGCTTCCGTCAACCAGAGGGTCGGCAAGAAGATCAAATGGCTCTCCTTGGCATGTCGGGGTCAC